AAGCGGCTTTAAGTCTACCGCCAGCCATAAACTTGTATCCGTATTTAGAAGCATCTTGTCTAGCCTCAGATACATTTCCTTTATTAGCTGCTACGAATCTAGCCTTAGCAACACTAGTAGGCATCTTACCGCCTTCAGCCATGTTACGTTTAATCTTACGTTCTTGCTTAAGCATCTCTGGAGTAGGTTTCTTTCCAGAACCTTTCTTAGCACGGATGTTATTCCATAAAGAATTTTCTACACCCAGTTTATTTAATTTCTTTTTCATATTATTACGTTTTTCCAAGTTTTACCTCTATGGATGTCTTTTACAGAATAGTAACTAAGTCCTAACATATCTGCAACTTCTTTTGGCTTATGTCCCAATTGTAGTTTTGTTTTTATCTTAACTACGTCTGACTCGGTCAATTTTGCCATACTGTGTGCTTCTCCAGATTTCCAATTCTTAGATAATAGTTTTAAGTGTTTGTCTTTGTATTCTGTATTTTGCCAGTTTTGTTTTTGTTGCGCAGACTTTGCTTCCTTGGTTTCTTTACTTCTCTTTATTCCAGTGTTACTTCCTGCAATCTTTGCCACGTTATACTCAGGCAATAAAGTATCTAAGTAATGTTGTTCTCTTGCAAGTAGATCTTGAGTTTCACATTCTTCTATTATCTCTAATTTAAAATTATTCTCTCCGTATTTAATAACTGCACGAATTAAAACAGTACAAGAGCTTTTATTTATTCTTATGTGATTAAGGTGTGTATAATATCTTTTAATAAAGTTCTGACTACTTCCTATGTAAAAATGACCATTAACTAGGTTGGTAATTTTATAAATAACTCCACTACGACTCTTGTTAGTAATGTACTTAGTTACCTGATCCTCTGTTAAAGCCAACATATTATTTTTTTACTTTAGATTTTTTTAAGAAAGAAGCTAAATCGTACTTTACCTTTTCTCTGTTAAATTGTTTTGATAATTGATTAGCTAACTTTAATCTGTTTTGTTTGTCTTCTACTCTACGAAGAATACTTGCTACTCCATCAACCATCTGTTTATCATTGGATGCTTTCCCTCCGTTTTTAAGTTGGCTTGCTTGAAACCTAATCGGATTTTCTAGCATATTGTACTTAGCAGTTCTTAGTCTAGATGCATATTCAGCCTCTTGCGGAGTATTAAACTTACCCATGTTTAAGCCTGTTTTATAGTAGCGATTTATTGCTTCATCTTCGGTAAGTTGTTTACCACCTACAACTGTAGGAAGTAAAGTTTCTTTTCCATCAATGTTTACTCCTATCTTATACTCAGTCCTTCTAGCTCCCTCAGAGTCTATGTAACCAGGACGATTGATATCAGGTAATAGGTAGTTCCCCTTCTTAGGAGCAGTAGTTCTATCATAGTCTCCCATAGATAGAACAGAACCTCCATTAGGCAATCTTCTCATGTTAGGATTAGGTCTAAATTGTACTTGAGCATTATCTCTTTGAGGGACTCTCATAGTATTATTATAGGAAGAAGACCCTACTGTGCCTAAGTAATCTCTTCCAGCAGATGCACTTTTAGATATTACAGGATTAGAAAGAGTTTGAAATGTTTTAGCTTTAGATGCCATACTTGAAGCAAGTCTTCCAGAGTTAGCCATCTTTGCAGCATCTGCAGCTGCACCAAACCACTTAGATGCCCCACCACTAGCAGCACTAGCTAAATCTAAACTCATTCCTGTATAATCCCCTTGATAAGCATTTAAACCTGCACCAAGAAGTGAGGCTACTGTACCTACTGGTGGTGGGATAAAAGAAGCTGCATCTAAGGCAAGTTCTATTCCACCATTAGGCATTTTACGCTTTTTGGAATTCTTATATGCACCCTTAAGCTTTGAACCTGAGGGTGCATTAGAATTTGCAATTATAGAACCGTTTACTCCTGGGACAAACATTATCTCAACTTAATTGGAGCTCTTGATCCAGTATTTTTTGCAGCATTTTTTGCTACTACTTTCTTTGCCCATGCTGGCATTTGATCAGGAGTAGACTTCTTAGCTACAGGCTTACCTGGAGCAGCAATAGGTGCTCTGTTTACAGGAGCAGCTGGAGCAGGTTTGGAAACCATCATGTTAGCTTTAGTTGGGCCATATGTAGCACCAGCAACTGGTCTCATAGCATTTTGTCTTTGTGCTGCATCCCATTGTGCAGGAGTGTAGTTCCAGCTTTGAGAAGAGGAAGTGCTAGTAGTCTTAGCCGCTGCTTTAGGAGCAGATGACATTGTCTTAGACTTAATGTAAGATTCGTAAGCTTTTTGAGTCTTGGGACCCCAAGCACCATCAGCTGCAATATCATAACCTTTACTACGAAGCATTTCTTGGTAAGCTCTTACCTTTTCAGAACCTCCTTTAACACTTGGGTTAGCAGAAGACACAGGAGTGTTAGCTACAGGACGAACAGCATTCTCTGCTTGTGCTTTATCCCAGATAGATTCATTGTACCAATTTGCAGGACTTTCAATAGGAGTAGGAGTTGTAAGGTTTACAGAATTAGTAGTAGCAGTAAGTCCTTGAGGCTCCATACCCATTACTTCTTTTCTGCCTGCCTTAAGTTCTCTTCTAGATACTTCCATACCTTCTGCTCCTTTACGCATTCCTGAAAGTGTCTTAGCCAAGTTAGCTCTCTTTACAGTAGTAGAAGAGTAAGCGCCTTTGTTGCTTAGTACTTTATCACGGAAAGCAGGTACAGACATTCCAGCTTTTTTAGCTTGTGCTGTGAAAGAACCTGGCTTCTTGATAGCAGACTGAATCCATTTACCTCCTGATTTCATTTTCTTACCTCCGCAACTCATGCAGGTAGAGTAAGAATTCTTTAGACGATTCATAATTATATTTTATTTAGTTTAAGTTAAAGTAAGTTGATACAAGGTACTAGTTATCAAACTAAGTACTTCATCAATTGAGTTTTGTAGGTGAGTATTCTCCATACCGAATACTCCACGATGCTTCATCATATAGTCTTTCATGTAGATTAAGTGAGTCTTTGCATTCATATACTCAGATGCAGGAATCTTAAAGTTAAGTCTTTTACCTATTGTTCCGAAGTAAGACTCTATGATATCATCAATTAGGTCAATAATTTCAGTGTAGTAACCGTCTAGTGCTTTGTGCTCACTAAAAGAAGTTGTCTGCAAGTGTGCAATGTGAATGATGTCACGAGACTGGAACAGTTGTCCTATTACTATCTCTGGCTTCACTGTGGTGAAAAGTTCTTTTTCTTTCATGGTATTATGGATTGGTTTGTGTTATTTGGATTGTGTTAATAAACTTAAATCTAGAGTACTGATCCTGAATCAATCTTACTTTAGCAAAGTCTGATTTAATCTTAGCTTTTTGATAAGATACAGATACAGCTCGTACACTCTTAGTGTTTGGTACTTTATCTATTGGATACTGAGTCACTAGGTCACTCCATTGAGTTGACCAAAGTGGTTGGCCATTTCCTTGCGCTGCAACGTTCCAAAATCCGTTAAAGGTATACAACTGCTCTCTACGAGAGATAAGCGTTTCTATGCCTGTTGTAGTCATTCTAGGATAGGTTATCTTCTGTCTTGTGTTACCAAACTCTTCAGGAATCAACTTAATAATACCAGATGACTGTTCTTTGTTGTAGATGATAGCCTTAGTAAAGTTTGCTACATTCTTTTTATTTGCAGTAGACAAAGAATAGTACTCGTAGTCAGAATAATATTCTTGGATGTCTTGCATCAAAGTAACAGAGTTAACTGTAGATACTTGAGGGAATGAGTTTACGTTATATTCTAGAATGTAAGGATAAAGAGTTCCGTAGTAAGTCTGATAAGTAAATACAGACAAGTTATGATTCCAGATACTTGCGCCTACTCCTGAGTTCTTAATTGTTTGGAAGTGTCCTAACTGAGGAACAAAGAAGTTTGGAAGATAAGAATAGAAAGAAATAAAGTTCTTAAGTTTGGGTGAGTAAGCAACTGTCCAAGACTTACTTTCAAAAATAGTAGAGTCAGTCAAACTTACTTCAGTAGTTCCTACGTTAGATGAGTAGAAGAACTTTCTATCTTGATAGGTTACTTGTCCTGTAATATCTTTTCTTACTCTGTAATCAAGTTTAGTAATAAATACTCTTTCGTATCTTTCATCCCATCCCATAACAATACCTAAGTCTGCTTGTGGATTGTCTACGTCTACTTCAGGGAAGTCTTTAATAATTTGGAAAGGAAGATTCTGCTTAAACCAGTTAAAGTTATTTTCTGTTTTAATTTCGTTGAATCCGTCTCCTGTGATTTGATAGATATGACCACGTTTAGCGTCTACCCAGAATGTTCCATACTCACACTTAACATAAGCTTTGTGTTGAGTTCCTATGTAACCTAGATCTGTCTTAGAAAGATCTACAGGCTTTTGTTTGAACATTTCTGCATTACCAATCTCTAACTGGTAAGGAGAAGTAGTACTAAGGGTGATACGAGAGTTGTATACTTTAGTCGTATTCTCGAATCTAGCATATACTCTTTCGTTCTCTCCTGAGTTCAAATCAATTAAGCGACCACCTTGCTTAGGGAAGTCATAAAAGTTTCCTGGACGGAAAATACGCCAAGCATCAGAAAGATAGTTGGAAGAGTTTGCAGGATCTGAATAGATAACTCTATTTGAATGCAAAGTCAAACACTCTAGTGAGGGATACTTTAATCTATAAGGAAGATTAGGACTTAAGTTCTGTGCAGAGTAAGTAGCATTGTAACTATAGAAGTTGTCAAATTTAATAGGTACGTTAACTTCATGTATCCACTCATCAGGAATACCATCTCCTACGTTAGGGTAGAAGTTTTCTTCTAGGTCGTTTCTTCCATGACGTAAGTCTACGTTAATATCAGACTCTACATAGAATACAGGAATACCATAAGAAGCTGTGTAGAAGTATCCATTTCTAAGCAAAGAGTTTTCAACGTTACTGTCGTCTAAGTTTATTTTCGCTACGTAGTCATTAAGTATAGAAGCAAATGCACTAGCGAAAAGAGTACTAGCTAATGCAGCCGCTACTTGAGTACCTGTAGCACCTAAAGGCACTGGAGATATAACAGGTGCATTAGCTGCTGTTAATCCTGCAGCAAACAAAGCAAGGGTACCAGCTACATCACCTGCGGTAATAGACTCAGAAGAATTACCTGCATAGTATGTAGGATATCCTAAGTTAGGATAAAGCCAGTAGTCAAAAGGAATGTTATCTACTTTAGCAGGAAGATTAGCAAGGTTACGTGTGAAGAAAGAATGCTTACGCTTAAGTGCAAACTTGTTAATGTAAGTGTCTCCTCCAAATGCAGGATAGTACTTAGAAGTTATTGTAAGGAATCCGTTATCGTCTAGGGCAATATCAGTAGAGTAGCCAGTAGATACGTATCTAATGTTT